AATAATAATTAATAAATAACTAAAAGTGTACTATAAAAAATAATGGCTCATAGACCAGTTGGATCTGGATCCTCGTTTGCATTTACTGCAGGTGCTGCATCCACATCATCTTCTTTTTCAGTTCAATCAAGTGTTTTGAGAGTTACTGCTGTTAGTGGTGCCGCCCATGTTTTAATTGGAGGTAATCCATCAGCGACAAATGCAGACTATTTTGTAGCATCAGGGCAAACAGTTACTCTTGCTCTTACCAAAGCATCAAATCGTGTTGTTGGAGTTACAACAGGATCCACGACAACCATTGTCGTTCCAGAAGGAACACAAGTTCCTTTTGGTGTAGGTGATTATGTAAGTCTATCTGCAAGTGGACAATCATATTATGATTTTACTCACAAACAAGTTTTGTCAGTTGATACTTCTTCTGGTGTCAATGGGTATTTCCAGACAAGAATGATCGTTGATCATAACAGTACCGGTATTGCAACGGCATTTGTATCACCAGATTCAACCGTTTCTTTATCAAACAAAATTTCTGCATATGGGGTCGGTTCAGGAACTTTATACCATCAACAAGTTCAAATCACAGGAGACGCTTAAAATGAAACTTATTAGAGAAGAGATCGAAAAAGTAGAAGTTCTTACTGAAACAGTAAACGGCAAAAAAACTCTCTATATTCAAGGACCTTTCCTACAAACTGAACAACCAAACAGGAACAATAGAATCTATCGTATGCCTGTTATGGAAAGAGAGGTAAAGCGTTATACTGAACAATATGTAAACAAGGGTCGTGCTCTTGGAGAACTTGGTCACCCTGATGGACCTACTGTAAACCTTGATAGAGTCTCGCACAAAATTGTTTCTCTTGAACAAAGAGGAAATGATTTTATTGGAAAAGCACAAATCCTATCAACTCCAATGGGTAAGATTGCAGAGTCACTTCTTAAAGAAGGAGTTACTCTTGGCGTTTCTTCTCGTGGTATTGGTTCAGTAAGACCAACAAAAGAAGGATATAATGAAGTTGGTGAAGATTTTATGCTTGCAACTGCTGCTGATATTGTTGCTGATCCTTCTGCCCCTGATGCTTTTGTTCAAGGTATTATGGAAGGCAAAGAGTGGGTATGGGATGGTGGCATCCTAAGAGAAAAGTATGCAGAAAGGGCACAAAGACGTATTAATACGCTTGTAGACCAAAGAAAACTTGAAGAGCATAAATTAAACTTATTTAATGATTTCTTAAATAGTCTTTGAAATTATTAAAATATAAATAAATATAGATTTCATACAGGAAAATCGGAGAGTTCAAATGTCTCGTGGTAAAAATTTACAAGAAATGGAAGTAGGCACTAAGCAATCCAAAACTGCTGTCAATGCCAGTGCGAAGCCAGCAGATTCAATGGATACGTCAGGTGCCGGATCTTATGAAGATCTAGGAGGTCCTACCCCACAAAACTATAAGCCAGATGATGATTCAGCAAAGTTGAAAACACCTGGCACAACTTTAAAGCAAGTTAGAGATGTGGTTAATAAGGGCGCATCTGCTGCAGACCCAATCAAGGGTATGAAAGAAGAAGAAGAACTTGAAGATGAAGATCTTATTGAAGAAGAAATTGATGAAGATGAAGAAATTTTAGAGGATAAAGAAGAAGAGGAAGATGAGGAAGAGGGAGAAGAGGAAGATGAGAACGAAGAAGAGGAAGAAGTGGTAGAGGAAGAGTTTGACATTGAAGAAGATGTTAATGCTCTCCTAGAAGGTGAAGATCTTTCCGAGGAATTCCAAGAGAAAGCACGCATTATCTTCGAAGCTGCTCTTCGCTCAAAAGTTTCCGACATTAAGGAATCCCTAGAAGAGCAGTATGCAGCTGCTCTTCTAAAAGAAGTAGAAGTAATTAAAGAAGCACTTTCAGAGCGTGTAGATTCTTATCTAGAGTACGTCTCTGATGAGTGGTTCGCTGAGAACGCACTTACAATCGAGCACGGTCTCAAAACTGAAATGACTGAATCATTCCTCCAAGGAATGAGAGGACTTTTTGAAGAACATTATGTAACAATCCCTGAAGATAAATATGATGTGCTTGAGAGCATGGTAGAAAAACTTGATGAAATGGAAGAAAAACTCAACGAGCAAATCGAGAAAAACGTCTCCCTTAACAAGCGTCTCGCAGAGTCGGTTGCTGATGGGATTTTAGATCAAGTCTCCGAAGGTCTCGCACAGACACAGAAAGAGAAGCTAGCTTCACTTGTTGAAAGTGTTGAGTTTGAAAGTGAAGAAGAATATCGTGAAAAACTGGAGACTTTAAGGGAATCATATTTCCCAACAAAGGGCATCTCTCCATCAGCTAAAACAGAAACCTTGTCTGAAGGTGTAGATTCTGCACCTGAAACTTACTCTGGTTCTATGGAAAGATATCTAAGAACTCTTGGTAGTTTTAGCAAAAATAACTGAATTTAATATTAGTCAAACGTAAACATTCACAAAAGGTAAACGCAAATGTTCCATTCAGAGCATCTGCAGGAAAAGTGGGCTCCACTCCTCAACTATGAGGGTCTTGATCCAATCAAAGATTCCCATCGTAAGGCGGTAACCGCTGTCCTGCTAGAAAACCAAGAAAGATTTTTAAGAGAGCAATCCTCTTTTGAGAGCGCAGGTTCATTCCTAACAGAAGCACCAACCAACGCAGTTGGTAATGGTGGATTCACCAGCGCAGGTGGAACCAACACCGCAGGTTTTGATCCAGTTCTAATCTCACTCATTCGTCGTTCAATGCCCAACTTGGTCGCTTATGACCTCGCTGGCGTTCAACCAATGAGTGGTCCTACTGGACTCATCTTCGCAATGCGTTCACGCTACACCAGTCAGAGTGGCACCGAAGCTTTCTACAACGAAGCAGATACCGCATTCTCTGGTCAGCCTGCTGGTCTGGACGACGCTAATGGTTTCAGCGATGCTATCGCTGGTATGGGTACTACTGCACAGGCAGGTTCAAACCCAGCACTGCTCAACCCAGTTGGCAGCGCAAACTCAACCGGTTACAACGTTGGTCAGGGTCTAAGAACTGATTCAGCTGAGAACCTTGATGGTGTTGGTGCAGATGCATTCAACCAGATGGCATTCTCGATCGAGAAAGTCACCGTTACTGCAAAGTCACGCGCTCTGAAAGCTGAGTACTCACTAGAACTCGCTCAGGACCTCAAGGCTATTCATGGTCTGAATGCAGAAGCTGAGTTGGCAAACATTCTGTCAACTGAGATTCTTGCAGAAATCAACCGTGAAGTCATCAGAACCATCTACAAGGTTGCTGAGCAAGGTGCAGTTCAAAACGTTGCAACTGCTGGTGTATTCGACCTCGACGTTGACTCCAACGGTCGTTGGTCAGTTGAGAAGTTCAAGGGTCTACTCTTCCAAATCGAGCGTGATGCTAACGCAATCGCACAAAGAACTCGTCGCGGAAAGGGCAACATCATCATGTGCTCTGCTGACGTTGCTTCAGCACTGACCATGGCTGGTGTTCTCGATTACACCCCAGCACTCAACGCTAACCTCAACGTTGATGACACTGGCAACACCTTCGCAGGTGTTCTCCAAGGTAAGTACAGAGTATACATCGATCCATATTCTGCAAACCTCACCGCCAGCAACACTGCTCCTTCTAACCAGTACTATGTTGTTGGTTATAAGGGTTCCAGCCCATATGATGCTGGTCTGTTCTATTGCCCATATGTTCCTCTCCAAATGGTTCGTGCCGTTGGTGAGAACTCCTTCCAGCCCAAAATTGGCTTCAAGACTCGTTATGGTCTTGTTGCTAACCCATTCGCTGAAGGAACTAACCAAGGTGGTGGTGCTCTTCGTGTTAACCAAAACCGTTACTACAGAAGAGTTGCTGTTAAGAACCTCATGTGATCCAATTTCACATGTAAATTCTGGGGGGTCTCAAAGACTCCCCTTTTTTTATCTAAATATTTAAAAAAACATGACCAGGGCACAGATTGATAATAGAAACTTTTTATCACCTACTGGGTTTAAGTTTACTTTAACAAGAACACCTAAGGTTGCATTTTTTTGCAATCAAGCAAATATTCCAGACTTGACACTGGGAGTTGCAGTTCAACCAACATATCTAAAAGATATTGATACACCAGGAGATAAAATTTCTTTTGGTGATTTATCACTTAGATTTCTTGTTGATGAAAATTTAGAAAACTACATGGAAATCCAAAATTGGATTCGTGGATTGGGATACCCAGAAAAACTAAGTGAGTTTGCAGATTTGCAAAATTCAGGAACAGTTCAAGGAAATTATGCAAAAGATCGCCAAAACATATATTCTGATGGAACTTTACAAGTATTAACTAGCAGTCAGATTCCAAATTTCCAAATATCATTTAAAGACTTATTTCCATATTCTTTATCAACAATGACATTTGACGCAACAGATACTGATATACAATACTTTACAGCAGACGTAAGTTTCAAGTATACTATCTACAATATAGTAGATCTTAGTGGCAATTCTCTATGAGTTTAGACCTTGATATGATTCAAAAAATGTGGGAGCAGGACTCTAAGATTGATATGGACAATCTTCACACAGAGTCTACAAATATTCCAGTTCTCCATTCAAAATATTTTGACTTATATAATACCATTTTTCTTTTAAGAAAAAAAGCAGAGCAACAAAAAAGAAATATTAGACACGAAAGATATGAGTACTATTCTGGAAAAGCAGATCCTGATGTTTATGTGGA